GATCTTTTGAAGACCTGTCAACCTCTAGGGTCTTTAGGCGGCAGCAAACAGCGCACGGAATTGTGACATCACGTTGTAGAAACTACGCAGTTCAGCGATAGTGAACTCGCCAGTGTTGTTTTCGATATAGATCAGGGTTTCCAGCACGGGCAGTTGGCCCAGGCGTTCTTGGATTCCTGCGATTACTCTAAGGTCTTGATTGATCATCTTTCGCTCCTTGTTTGTTTGTGTATGTGTCAATTATACTGTCTTTTGGAAGACCTGTCAACCTCTAGGGTTATTGCGCACAAACTGCCACATCTTAAACGCTTCCCCACGCAGACCCATTAGAATCCCTTCGTAGTCTGCATAGGAGCAGCAGGCCCAAAGACTCTGAGGACGATAGGTGTAGCTGCCTGAGCCATCGCCCCAATCATACTCGCGTTCTGTGTTGTGCTGTGTGACGATCCTTTTCGCAGTTGCAGCCAGCTTGTAATACTTCTGCATATGACCCGAACGCTGATCGTAGACTACCCAACCTGACACATCAACCTCCGAAGACTATGGTTCCCGCAGCAGCGGCCGTGATTAAGATGGCCTGAGCAATGCCAAAGTGGAACAGAGCCCAGGTAACTGCAATCCATCCGATGAGTTTGATCATTGTTCGCTCCTTTGTTTCAGTGTTTATAGTATAGGATCTTTAGCCCAAACTGTCAACCAAAATAGTGGAATAACCCTGCGGCGCATACGGATATGCCCGCTAGGTTAACGATCATCTGTGGCTTATTTGCCACACGGTAGCTCCAAGCAAAATAGCACAGGCCACCGCAGAGTCCCAAGACGATCTGCAGAGGATGCAGAGTGTGGAAGAAGTTCATAACCACATACATTCCTAAGAGGAATGCAGTACCGGACCATTGGAGTAAGTTGTTTATCATATGTGTATTTTAACAGCCTTTTACCAATCTGTCAACCATATTAGCCCAGGTGTTTGCAGGCACCTCTAAATGTAAATCCTGGACAGGTACAGGTTTTCTCTGCGTCGTTGACTGTGTAAGTTTTGCCGTTTGAGCCTTGGACTGTGCGTGTGTCATTTGATGCCTTTACTTTGAATGGGTTTGGTGTTACGGTTTGGAACTTCCGGCCTCGCTTGTCGAAGCCTTTGATTCCTGACTTGAAATAGAATGGCGTAGTTTCCCCTTGCTTGATATAGGCAACCAGCGTTGTGCCATCGAGTAGGTAAGTGTGGGCAGGAAACTGCCCCCCAGTGGTTTCCTGTAGGGCTTCCATTACGCTGCCTCTTCAGTGTTCTCTTGTATAAAGTCCAGCACGTCATCCGCTGAGTTTTCAATTTGTGTGTGGATGTAGTAGCATTCGTCGCTGGCGCCCATTGCTGACTGTACCAATGCGTCTGCTTCCTGCAGTAGTTCCACAGCCCTGAGCAGTTGCTGGTTTTGCTTGTTTGTTAACATCTTCGCTCCTTGTTAGTATGTGTATATTGTATGCCCAAACAGCCAATCTGTCAACCAATTTGTAATAACCCTTTAGCTTGTAGGGCTATCCTTGATCATATACTCATTGCCTTCCACTACGGTACAGCGAACATTGCGCAGTGACTCAGCCATACGATTGATGAGTTCTTCACGTGAAGTGCCTTGGCCTAGGAACCGATCGTTGTCCTTGCGGAAAGCATAGAGCATTTCACCGTGCTTTTCCACCTTGATTTCGATGTGATCTAACTCAGGTTCATCATGCTCAGGTTCAGGGATAGTGAGGCCATTGGCACGAGCCACACGAATCAAATCCTGATTCTTCACGCCCAACTCCTTGAGGATCATGGAGAAAGCAGTGAGATGAATGCGGGTCGCAGCCCTGTTACCTAGGAACCAACCCAGGGCAAAGAATATAGCTAGTGTGATCCAATCAATAAGTTCCATCGCGCTCTCCTATTGTTTAATTATATATTCAAAAACGCCAGTTGTCAACCAAAAAAAACCCTACTGTACGTGTATACAGTAGGGTGTTAAGACCGCCGATACCGGGAGCGAATCGGGTTTATTCGGCGATAGCTTCTGTCTTCGCGACAGTAGTCTTACTTACCTTGGCAGCTGTGGCCAAAGGGTTCTTCTTGACAATGTAAGCAACAGCAGCTTCTACAGCAGCATTGCCCTTGCCAAAGCCAGTTTCGACCATATAGGCACCAATCTCAGCCTTGGTCATTTCACGTGGAAGATCCACGAGGTTGATGTCAGTGTGACCATTCTTGGCAAGGATCTTGATGCGCATCACGTCATTAGCGAAACGAACCTTGGTCTTACCTGCTTGAGTGGAAACACCAGCAACCGCAAACTTCTTATCTGTAGCCATTTAAATTACCTCTTTCTGTGTGTGTTAAAAAATATACCTTTTTGGTATGTTATAAATGTAGCATCAAGTGCCACTTCTGTCAACCATTCGGTTGTCCAATTTAGACACTCGAATGGTCACAGACTCTTTCTCGTCTAGGGCGGCGATAAACTCGTCGTCATAGACCAGATCCTGAAAGGCCAAATCGAGCATTTCCTCGACCCGGACCTCGTCCGCTGTGCCTGAACCTCCACAGATGACTTCTAATCGATAGTTAAAGGTTCTCGACATTTTCCCAAAATTCCTTGCGTAACATAAACATCGTGTAGGCTTCCTTGCTCAGATACAGCGATGATTTCTCTGCATCCCAGGCCCAAACCGGCTGATGTCCATCGAAGTAAGTGGGCCGGGCGCAGAACAATTCTCCTGAAGGACCAAACTGTTGCCACAGCCAGTTGCGAGCTCGAACCCATTGTGCAATTCGAGTCTGCTTCTGGCCATGTGGCTGATAGCCTGTGAACTCGACTCTATGACTGAAGCGATCGTGCCCGTCATAGCGTCGGTCCATTTTGACCACAGTCATTGTCATAGAGACTTCAACTCCAGGTTCTTGTCAACACCATCTTTGATCCACTCTGTGAGTTCTTCTTCTTCCTCTTCCTGGAACTCACGGATAGCCTCAGCGATGCAGAACGCTTCGTCTAGTTCTGGGTAATCCCGTTCGATCTCATCAGCAGTCATGCCTTCGAGGCTAAAGTCCTCGCAGTTGCCGTCCTCATATACACCAGCAAAAGCCATACCTGATTCATAGAACTGTGCAGAAACTCGGAAGCCTAGTTGCTCTAACTTCTGATAAGCATTCACGGGTGGAGACCATGCTGAATCAAAGGTAGTGAACAGCGTCTTACCATCAGGGTGAATATCAGTCTGTCCATCGCCACCTACATCCCATTTGGTTCCCCACTCGCCGACGCAGTAGTCATACCAGTTGCTGTAGCCAAACTTTTCAACATTGGACTTCATCTGTGCTTCCAATGCGGCCTGCTTGTCTCCGTCCCCGTAGGAACCAGCCATGGTTTCTGTGAGTTCTTTGGGCACAGGAATGAACTCCTGCAGGAACTCTCCACGATCCAGTGCTTCTTTGGCACGAGTAATCATTGCTGGATCATCGTGCTCAAGGGTCAATGTGTTGTTGCACCAATTTGGCATATCACGCTCCTTCTGTTTCAGTATTAGTATTATACAACCGATCTTCGATGTTGTCAACCAAATTCTGTTCCAAAGTGTCAGCGGAGCGACTCAGAATCTGGGCCATAGTGCGTTCCACCTTAATCCTCTCTGGAAGGCTCATGGGTGTTTCCAAGGCCTTGACGGCTCGTTGAATGTATTGAAATTCCGTAGGGGTCATCGCCAATCCTTCTTGTTACCATCACGCTCGTTGTCGTTGTAGCCGGCCATGTATTCAGCCACTGAAGCCTCGTCGTTGACCGAGACTCGGGCGCCGGAATCGCCTCCCACTCCACCGTAGTGAGGATCACGTGCCCTACCGTAGTAGGAGTCTGCGGATCCACGATCATACAAGCAACCATGGGTTCCACGCACGAACTGCCAACCCTTTAGGGCATTTACAACACGCTGTTTTTCTGTTATCATCGTTCGCTCCTTATCATAGTTCTATTGTATGATCAAGCAGCCAATTTGTCAACCAATTTCAACTCAGGTTTTCCTACAACACGGCCGCCGTTGATTGTGGCGTACATTTCCGCTACAGCCCGAACGTAGAACTTCTGGAGTTGCCATTGGGGTAAATCACGGTGTATTCCATTCGCTCTCCTAACTATGTGTCAATTATAGCAAGGATCAGCCAAAGTGTCAACCAGTTTTTTTAGCGATATGTGGATAACCTTTGAGTTTGGCGGGTTTCTTCTTGACCTTAAACTCTTTCTCAACATAGTATTTGAGCAGCTCTGTTTGGATCATTTTGACCAAATCCGAACCGTTAGATTCCGGGCAGATGAACCGAACCGGACAGTGACCCCAACTCATATGCTCTAGGAATTGGTTGTAGTAGCGTCTGTGCATCTTGTTCCTTGGATCAAAGGCTACAAGGGGGCGGGCGTAGTATTCTAATTTGCTCACGAATTTACAGTCTCAAACGGATCGTAGGAATCGTCTGTGGTTAGCCCGTTACCGGCGATCCAATCATAGACCATCTCTGTGGGGCACTCCAACATGAGAGCAATCATCTTAGGCGAATGACCTTCGATATACAGTTGCTCGATATCATAGGCAAGATCTGCGACTTTACTCATTTAGCATTCTCCATAACTCCAGTTACAACCGTGTGGGTGGTATCAACAGCATTACCAACGATGGTCTTAGTAACAGCAGGGTACAGGACAGCCAATGTTAAAAATACTCCTAACAAGAATTTAAGCATTTTATCACTCCTTACTTTGTTACGATATCTATATTATACAACCAATCTACCTATCTGTCAAGACCTAGATTCACGCACACACGTAGCAGCGGGGCCACTTAGGAAGTTGTGGCTTTTTAGCCACAACCCCCGGCACTCCGGTTAGCCCGTTTCCTTTTCGTAGATAACAGTCTGACCAAAGGGTGCTTGAGCAGATGTGTTACCTTTAACGATAAAGATTGTGTCGCAGTAGTCCTCAGGACCCCAACTACCGCAGGGATAGCCGTCTGTGAACATAATGAACTTCTTAGGGCGAATGTCATTCTCTTCCATAAAGGTAAAGTTGACATCGAAGTCTGTGCCACCGCCACCTTGAGGTTCATACTCAACCAAGTCTTCAGCGTTGTCGTGGCTGATGCTTTGGTGATTGTAGATCTCTGTGTCAAAACACCACAGGTTGATCTTGAAGTCCTCGTATTGATCCATAATGCCTTTGATCTCAGAAAGGAATACAGTTGCATCCTCTTCACCGATCGAACCCGACATATCGATTGCAATAGCCACGTCAATGGTAGTTGCTTCTTTCATACCAGGAAGCACCGCACCTGAGTGTTGGCTCTTACGATTGTAGCGAGCGAATGAGTAGTCATTACGCACAATAGATTGGATCTCTTGCTGAACCAATTGGCGCCAGTCCATTTTAGGCTCAGTCATAGTCTTGATCATACGCATAATGCCCGCAGGAGTCTTACCTGCACCAGCGGCCGCGGCACTTTGGATCATAGCCTCTTTGATCTCTTGACGCAGTTTCTCAGCTTCTTCCTTACTGAGCGTAGGCTTCTCTTTGCCGTCTTTGGTCTTGTCGCCAGGGCTACCAGCACCTTCTTCTTCTTTAATGTGCTCGTCCAAAAGGTCACCCAATTGCTTCAGCAGTTGATCCATAGGGATCTTCTCTGCTTGTTCATACAATTGATCGTAGATTTCTTCCCAAGCCATACCACGATACTTGGGATCGTAGCAGATCTTAACCTCGGTGATCTTCTCACCGATGCGTTCGTCTACAAGGATTTGGTTTACGGCATAGTCCTGTGCGATGTTAGACAGCATACGATCACGTGAACCTACGCGACCAAAGTGATCAAAAACGCAGTGGCAGATCTCGTGTGCCAGCAGGAACTCTAACTTCTTAACAGACAGTTTGTTAATGAAGTCCTTGTTATACATAAAGTCACGGCCGTTAGTTGCCGCGGTAGGGCACCAGTCTGAAGCGTCCATCAAACGCATACGGGTGGCCATATTGCCGAAGAAGGGTGCTTTCAAAAGCAGGCCTACTCGTGCAGTAGTTAGTTTCTCAACGATTGGATCCATAAGTCGCTCTCCTTAGTATGTATATATTATAGCACCGGAAATCCAATGCGTCAACCGTAAAAAAAGGGTGTTGTATTTCTACAACACCCCCGCAATGGGCGAGGTCTTAATTCTCCATTGCTGAAAGAACATACTTGCCGAAACGCTTGTGGAACTCGTCGAACGACTTCATCTTAGTAGCGTCCAGGGGCAGGTCGTAGTTAGTAAGAGCAGTCTTTGCACCCATAACAACCAACTCTGTTGGGAAGTTAGCCATCATATAGGCAAAGAAGTTATCTGCCATACCGTCCCAGTCCTTGACCTTCTTCTCAGCACGGTCTTTCAACTCGTAGCAGAGTGAAACAGTCAACGAATACATCGCAGACACTTCTTTGATCTGCAGGTCCTTGACCTTGCCATCCAAAATGTCTTCTGCCTTAGGCAGTTTGCCTGCGATCTTACGGTGAGCCATAAACTTATTGCTCAGACCGTCACCAACGGCACCCGCAATCAGGGTAGCCAAAGTCTCGTTGTCAACATCGTCGTCGCTGAGCAGGTCAGAAACGAACATCCAAGAACGAGGAGTAGCAAATGACTTGCTAGGGCTCTTAGGATCGAAGTCATACAGGTCTTGCTTGGCAAAGCCTACATAACCTACGACATCTGGATGCACCTTGTTCAAGGTAGCCCAGTCTTGCCAGTCATCAAAGTCCACTTTCATTTCCAAGTGAACGAAACGGTTAGCCAGCGGAGCAGGCATACGGTAGGTAACACCACGGTCACCTTCACGGTTACCAGCGGCGACTACGTCAACACCCTTAGGCAGTTCGTAGGTACCAACACGACGGTTCAGAATCAACTGATAGGCCGCGGCCTGAACAGCAGGAGGAGCAGAGTTCAATTCATCCAAGAAGATGATTGCCTTGCTATCTGGGTCCACAGGCAGTTCTGCAGGAGGAGCCCAAGTCATTTTGCCTTGATCGGCATTGTAATAAGGAATACCCTTGATGTCGGTGGGCTCCCAAAGTGCTAGGCGGACGTCGATGACCTCACGACCTGCGTCTTCACCGATCTGCTTGACGAGATCGGATTTACCAATGCCTGGAGGACCCCACAGGAACACTGGACGGCGAACATTGACCGCCTTACGAATTGCCTTCTTGGCGTTTTTAGGACCAACTTGGCGAACGGAAACATCTACTTGCTTTGACATAAGACCTCGCTTAAAAAACAGTTAAAACAATTACTCTCTCAGTATCATTATTGTAGCACCAGGTGCCCAACCTGTCAACTGATGATTTTCACATAATTTAGGGCTGTTGTTTTATCGCCACGATGCTGTTTGATCTTGGCCTTCACCCGCAGTTCACCTTCTACAGCACGTGAGAACCAAAAGTCCACAAATGACTCACCTGCACGGGCGTAGATCTTGAACTTGTTGTATTCAGGATTGTAACGCGAACGTATTACAGTCAGAGAGATCACAACAGTATCCCCTACAGCGCCCGGGAGTTGCTCACTTTGGAACAGTTCTCGTTTCATCTCCGTCCGGGATTGCTCCATGCGAGCTGACTGGGGCAAGCAGCTGACAATGGCGAAGTCCAACATATCACGGCCCGTGAACTCGTCCTTTTGGGCAATCTTGAGAGCAGTCTGCTCGAAGTCTGTGATCTTCCCAGTCAGCAGCTTCATGGTGAAGGTGTTGATCTGTGCGCGATATTGCTGTCCCTGAGCGATCTCTTCTGCTGTAGGCTGCACATTGTCGCGGAGCCATTGCTTGACCAAGACCTTGTTTGGTTGCTTGATCACGGTGTTGTAGTCTATCCCGTGGGTGGCAGTAGCAGCATAGACTGGCTCTTTGCAGTAGCCGCCATTTTGAACATCAGCCCTAACAGCCAGGCCCCATACTTGATCTGCTGTGAATTGCATTCTTCGCTCCGTTGTCTAACTGTCTCTATTATATAGCTGATCGCCCAAGTTGTCAACCGGTTTGGAGAGTGCCGGCCGGTGTGGCATTTTTGCAACATCCAGCCAAAAGAAAAGCCGCTGTAGTAGCGGCTCAAAGAAAGTCCCCGGGAGCGAATCGGATCGTTTACTTTAGGAGCGACTCTTAAAGAGTGATACCCATTGCGCGAGCTTTGTAGCCAAGTGCTACGATCTCACGGCTTGGTTGGCCCAACTCGTATTCGGTAACAGTCACACCGTTGCCAGCAACACGAGTGTTGGCATAAACAGCGTAACCATGCTGACGAATGCGGCTTGCTTCAGCAGCCAAGTTACCTACGCCGAAACGCTTAGTTGCTTCGGATTGGGTAAGTTTTGCACCATTGTAAAGTGCGTTGAAGACCTTGAAAGTCTTGGTGTCTTTAGAAATGCGTTTCATTTTGTTTCCTTTTAAGTTAATATAGCTGATTACTTGTTCTTCAGCGTTCTTAAATATTAGCAGAACGCTCTGGAAGAATCAACCTCAATCTTTCCTTTTTACGGATACATTCGCTCGAAAGAAAGTTCCTAGGATCACAACAGCAGCCCAAGTAGCCAAACCAAATTCAATAGCCAGGCTAGGGAACAGCGTGTTCAGTGACCAGATCACAAGCCACGGTCCAATCGCCAACAATACAACGATCAGCAAGAATGCCAATGCGATCTTAATTACGGTACTCATAGTAATTCTCCTATCTCTTCTGCTAGTTTAACAGACTCGATTTCCTTTTGCAAGAGCTTTTCTGCTCGTTTTCCATTTACTGAAGTGCCACCCTGATATACTTTGTAGAAGTGGTCAGCACAGTAGCTCTTTCCAGTTAGATTGGGCTTACCGCAGTAGTGAACAGAACCCTTGCGGGGGTCCTGTTCGGGCCCAATCCACTGACAGGTCAGCGGACGGTAATCCATTATGCAATTCCTTTCATAACAGTGACCTTGGCCATATTCTGCCAGTTAGATGGGAAGCTCTTGCGCAGGTCTGCGACTTTGAGCACAGTACGCAGGCTCAGTTCACGCATAGTAGCGCGATTGTCGTCGATGAAGCTGACAACCTCATCTTTGGCAATGTCCTCCAGCTCGTAGCTATCCAACATACCATCCTTGACAATCTGCTTGATACGCAGTACCTTCTCGCGATCTGTGTCCATACGCAGATCAATATAGTGACAGCGTGACTCTAGGGCCGCCAAGTGCTCCTGCAGTTTCTTAGAGCGAACGTTCTCAAACTTCAAGTTAGTGATAAAGATAGCACCACCCTTGAACTCGAAACGATCTGGCACTCCTTCTGAACGAAGCAGACGGCTGTCAGTGTTCCACGAAATGGTACGCTTCTTGCTAGAGTCCAAAGCGGCCTTAAGAATGTTAAGTGCAATGTCGTCCAAAAGAATTGAGTCACAGTCGTCGAACACAAGAATGTTCTTAGCGTCTGAGTATTTGTAGAGCTTAGTGTACAGACCAATGGCTGACATTGCGCCCTTGACGATCTCATATTTGGGCTTACGCTGACCCATCATATCAAACAGATCGTCTTTGGCAAGTACTTCTTCAACGCCAAAGGATTTGCCCACACCTGGAGGGCCTGTGACGATCATAGCACGTACATCACCATTCTTGACAGCTTTAGTCATATCTTTGAGGATGTCAAAGCGCAGACGAGTGCGTTCGATGATGTCCTCGTCGGACTCGTGTGCTACAGCAGTATCGGGCACCTTGATCTGAGTGAAATCGGTGACCTCTGCGCCTTTGGCACTCTTTGACTTTAAAGCAGTCAGCATTGATACCCCTTGTGGAATTTGTGTTGCTTGAACAGTACCTGCGACAGCATAGTCGCCCTGACGGCACTTGATTCGGATATTGCGCTCAGGGAAGCCCTCTACACTAGTACCATCAACAGTAACATAGCCGTCGCCGTTCTTAGACACTTTGTAATCTTCTACAAGATTAAAAGTAAGTCCTGCAACGTTAACAGGTTGACCCTTGATGTTGTACCAGCCTTCAGTGAATGTAATCTGCATCTTCGCTCCGTTTTGTTTAACTATGACTCTATTGTACCATCAAACAGCCAACCTGTCAACCCCTAAAAATAACCCTTAGTCTTCTAGGGTTTCTGCTTCCATCAACACAGCAGCGAGCAAGCGGTAGGGGCGTCCGTATTCGGAAACATACCACTGATCGTCCGAACGGAAGATATACTCGTATTCCTCGTACTGGTGATCCTTGACGTAGGCTTCGTAGTTAGCGAAAACAGCAGCTTCAGTATCGCTCTCACCACGATCTCGACCGTAGGCACAGGTCCAGTTGTTGCGGTGATCTTCGTTGGTATAGCGAGCATCGAAGTCGTGAGGCTCACCGATCTCAGGACGCAGCGAGCTGATCGATCCCAAGAGCATGAGTGCCAGGACCTTGGCACGATCTGTATAATGTTCGCTGAGAATTTGACCGTTGTGATCAATGTAGCCGTCCCAGTGGCAGTAGATCTGCATTACGCGGCCGTCGGGTTGCTCCATTGCAATAGTGCTTCGTGTAGCCATTGTTCGCTCCTGTGTGTTGCTAAGCCTATATTATAACAGGGCCCGTAGGCCCTGTCAACCCCTTAAATTGCTTCAAATGCCTTAAGGGCTTCTTGTGCGCTCTCGTCCAAATAGACAGCGTCCATAGCCCGTTGCTTCTCAGCGGCTACCAACTTGCGATATGCTTCCAGCTCTGCTTTCTTTGCTTCCATAGCAGGCCACTCCACGTCCGTAGGGTTGAGGTAAGGACCCGTGTAGTCTACCTTGTCTGCTTTAAGGGTAATCTCGCCTGAGCGGATGCCCTCAAAGACCATACCCCACGTAGGCTGTTCTGGACGGCCACTTGCGCCGTAAAGTTCTACAGCCTTAGCCTGCACCTTCTCTTGTGCTACTTCGTTAAGACGACGGACAAAATACTCACGTGCTTGCGCTTCCATAGTTTCGCTCCTTAGTTGCGTTGTTGAAGTGTTTATTATACTGTCAAAAGCAGGGGCTGTCAACCCCTGTTGTTTTTATGCAAACAAATTAAACTTTGCATCCCACGCACTAATAAACGCAGCGCCTACGTCTAAGCTAACGTAATTGTCGCCTTGCATCCCTTGCTCGCTATAGTCTATGTCTAAGTTGTTAAGACCCTGCAGCGCGAGGAAGTTGCGCAAGTCTGTCATAAATCCCTCGTCTGTGTAAATGAGACCGTCTGTGTCTACATCCCAAAACTTAGTGTTAAAGTATACACGCAGCTCGCCGAAGTCTTTTTCGTCGTTTACATATGCAAGTCGCATATCTGTAACGTGTACAGGCTTTGCAACGTTAGACCAGTAGCCGTCGCCGCTAGTGCTAAAAATTGTCTGTTTCATTTCGCGCTCCTTTGTGTTACTAAGTCTCTATTGTATGCTCACGCAGCCAATTTGTCAACCTCTACACGCAATAACCCTTCAATTAGCTCGGGTAATCGTTTCTTAGCTTCTTCCTCTGCTTGCCAGATCAGATCAGCAGCACAACCGTCCCTGAGAACCTCGCGAGCATCTTCGTAGAGGTAGCCACCGCAGATCGACGATCCCAGTTCCATGTCATTGAACATGACACGAGCCCTGAGCATAAACCAATCCAAATCGCCCCGGTTAACCTTGCGCTCTAAGTCCTCTACATCACAGCAGGTATCATCAAAGAGATCGCGGATAGTGCAATCTTCCCAGGTCTTGTCCACGATCACAGTGACCCCATTGTGCTGTTCGCGCAGCAGTTCGTCCCAGTAACGCATCATGCAGTCTCCTTGATAGAATCAGCAACCAATTTGTGGCAGGTGTTCAGGGTCAGCATCATCACGTGTGCAGCCAGCGCAGCATCCTGGCCTGTGAACTGATTGATTATATCGTGCAGCTCGTTGAGATCTGCGGGAGTGTGCCAAATATTGCTATGTGGAATCGGGTTAGTCATCATTCGCTCCTTAACGTTACAATACCTGTATTATACTGCCGAACACCCAAGGTGTCAATCACCTCGAATGTCCGTGTTCAGTGTAGGGTTAACAGCTCTACGGATTTCTACTTCCCTACGGTGTGCAGCCGCTTTGCCGCGGATGACCTCATGTACAAGTACTTCAATCTCGTTCTTGTTCGCGAGCTTGCGCAGTTCTTGACACAAGAGCCAGTTCTTCGACTCTGTTTTGGCACGATAGAAGTGTTTCGCGGCACGTGCCAACACTGACTTATTAATAGTTGACTCTGTCTTGGCAGTGACGCCAATGTAGTTTTGACCATTAACACGCAGTTCGTAGATGATGTGATTGCGATCTACACGCTTCTTTCGTTGTACAGTGGTCATTGCTCGCTCCTTCAACATATGTATATTGTACGATCGAACTGCCAAAATGTCAACCAATTTGTTAAAGACCCTAGAGGGCCTAGGGTTATTTGACGTGATCCTCGATTAGCTGCGCGAGTGCAGCAATTGCGTCTTGCTGAGCTTCGTCGTCGAGATCCGTGTAGTGCTGTATACGTGCTAAAGCAGCGTAGAAGACGTGCTGTAGTTCTGTCATTGCTGTCCTTGTTTAAATGCATATTATACAAGCAAACAGCATTTTGGACAAGAAAAAACCCTATAGTTTACTAGGCTATAGGGTTTCTCCCGTGCTGCTGCACTCTGCGCCAGTGACTAGATGGCTCGCAGCTTGGTGGGCCCCCCGTGAGTCGAACACGGCACCAACGGATTATGAGTCCGCTGCTCTAACCAACATGAGCTAGAGGCCCTAACTGGCCACGCATAAGGGATTCGAACCCCTGACCCACAGCTTAGAAGGCTGTTGCTCTATCCAACTGAGCTAATGCGTGATTTAAATGGTGCGACTGACCAGAATCGAACTGGTATGCATTGCTGCGAGGGATTTTAAGTCCCTTGTGTCTACCTATTTCACCACAGTCGCGACGTCTTACTAGTAGTTAATCTCGATTCTCTAAAGGTTGTGTTACTTCTGGATTGTACGCAGCAACCATCCTGTGCAGGGGTTCCATACGCTGCTGCATAACGTGAGGCGCTGCTCGTTCAATTTGATCTAGATCCCACGATGAAGGATAGTGTCGTAAGATGCTGCGAGCTTCCTCACGAACTGCCTTGGGCACACGGGCATAATGCCCACCCGCTAGACGTTGAAGAAACTCTGCTGCGGTCTTAACACTACGATACCGCTCATCTGGAAGTGTCATTGATTCTCTGCTCCTAGTTAGTGCTCGTTTCTTAAGCATATGTATATTATACGAGCAGAACCCCAACTTGTCAACTCTTTTTGGCAAATTAGTCAGTATTCTGCAGCGGGGCCTTCCCCAGTTTCCGTGCTGCACGTTCACGAATTGCTGCAAAGATCTTATAGTTGTGATTGTCCCGCCAGATCATCTCAGCTACGCAGCGTGCCAGAAAGCCCGTGGCCCAAATGAATGCCAGAGTCTTGTCTTGACTAGTATAGGGATTAACTCCCGCGATCTCACGCAGAACCCATTCAGCTATGTCTTTTGAGTCTTTCATTATGTTACCTACGCAGCGGGGCCACTATAAGCAGAGACTCAGGATAATGGCTAGACCACAGGCAAGCACTATACGAGCATGACGGCGCTCTAGCCAACTCTTACTGTATATAGATTCGTATATGAGTATGAGGACCAAGGGCAGAGTTGCACAGCATATATAGGTTAACATCAGATCGCTCCTGAGTATACAGTATATATCTAGAATCACTCGCAGCGGGGCCACTGTATATAGGTCGTTAGAACAGTCTAGAACGCTAGTTCTAGAGTGAATTCGTGTCTAGAAAACGGTCAAACGGTTCGAACTAGGGAGATCTACTGTAAATTTTATAGTAGACTAAAAGTCTAGAACGGTGGTATGAGAGGCTATGCTCAAATGGTCACACAATTTCACACTTTATCACACTTTC